GTCGCCTTGTGGCTAAAAAAACGCCCTCCTTTACGGCTATTACATGATTTACACAGGCTTTGTAAGTTATCTAGTGCCCAAGTATCACCACCCTTAACACGTGGATAGATATGATCAACAGTATTTGCTACACCACCACAATAGCTACATATCCAACCATCACGATCTAATACTGTTAAACGTATCTTCTTCCATTTACCACTACCTAACGCTTCTTTACTCAATGCCATCCTTTGTGTAACCAATGATCATATGCTTTACACATAGAACCATATCTATTGTTAATGTACTTAATACCCCAGTCTACCTGCTTATATCCATCAACCTTAGCCAAGTACTTACTTCTACCTTGTGGTATTCCATAATGTGAACCATTATGAGCCAGCGGATTCCAACGTGATTCGTGATAATAGAGCTCATCTAAGCAATAGAACTCATCTATGTTATTAAGCTGTATGAAAGCCCACTGACGATAATGATTAGTCTTATGAATAGGTTGAGATTCAGCTCTTTCAAGGCTACTAATTTGTGCTACAAATAGAGCGAGCCCAACTAGCGTGCACCTTGCGAGCTTCCCGCGATGCGGCTCGCCTTTTCGCCTTGATGGCGAATGCGATCTAGAGCGTATCATACGATGTCAAATTATCTAACAAAACCGCAGGTCAGACGGCATGTCGTGATTCGTAGATCATCTGTGTCAATCCAAGTTTCATCGTAACCACCATCCATTACTGCTCCTTAATGAGCTGACAAGTGTGGCATTCCACGGATTGAAATCTCCAACTACCACACTTATCACATCTGCATACATCCGAGTCTGGAATATGCAAAGCCTCAGCTATATTTTTAATTCCCACGCAACCGCAACTAAGGCACTGATAGAGCTTGAATCCATCTGGTAAATCCATGCGATCTAGCCAAAGAAACTCAGTATTTCGCTTGCAGCCATTACATTTGAATTGCGTAGGATTTGTCATTTTTTGTTTAGTATTTCCTGGCACTTGTAGCAAAAGCCAGTTTTTAATACTCGGTCATCGCCACAAGCTGTACATTTAATCACTGATTTTACCAAGTGTGGCCCATCGTCGTTAAATTCAACAGTCCAACCTGATCCATCAATAAACGCTATGTAGCCCATTTATTCACCCCCATCGGTCATTTTATGCATTTCGTTGACATCATTTAACCATGTAGTAAAATAAGTGTGTAAAAACATGGCTGCAATGTAATCATGATTATGTTTTGCCATATCATCTATGTCTGTTTTTACCTCTAAATGTTTGTAATTGATATCCAAAACGGCAATCATAGATTTATGTATTAAATGACAGGTATTTATCAAATCGTCATTCATATCTACACCCATTTTTTCATTCAAAACTTTTATTGGTTTATAAATAGGAGCCTTTAATAGAAAATTTTCCCATTCTTTTTGTATTTTTTTATTAAACATTATTTTTCTTCTTGATCAGGAAAATACCAACCGCCAGCAGCTGTTAATTTGGCCCATTGCGCTGGACATTGTTGGCTCTTATCACGTGTGCAGTTGCAAACATAACCATAATATGGCTTACCATTTTTTTCGCCTTGCCTTAAAGTCATTTCTTGTCCTTTAGGGCATTCTTTTGGTTTAGGCGATGGGCTTGTAGCGACATCAACGACATCACCAACACTCCACGATACAGGCGTAGGATCGGTGGCTTTGCTTTCATCCGTCGAGAAAGCTTGACGTAGCGCAGATTCAACCGCAGCTGACCTAGAACCTGGCCGACCATATATGACTTTTTGTTTTTCATTTACCGATGCCATCTCTTCTCGGCTTGGACGTTTACCTTTAGCTGAGAGACCCGCATTTGAAATCGCTCTACCAATAGCGCTTGTTTCGCAGTTAGGTAAAGCAAAATTCGCATTAACACCACGATCAGATACAGTCTCACTCGCAATTCCAGTAGCGTACGGCTTTTGATCCGCTTCCGTTCTGTATAATTTACAAATAACAATGAATCTAGTGTTTGAGGCCTCGATAACTTCTGTTTCCAATCTTCCATCTGGGAACTCCTTCCACCATTTATGTAGACGTTCGTCTACTGTTTCATATTGACTTAAATCAAAAGCCATTATTCCTGCCAATCTAATGCGTTATCTTGCATAGCATCATGGCAAGTTTTTGCTATTGAAATGTATGCGAGCGCATCTTTGTAGTTATCGTCCAATTCTGGACTTTCAACTGACCTGCTGATCTTGACCAATGCCATACACATAGCAACTTGGTTTGGCGTAATTGGAAAGTGTAGATAAGCAGACCACAGCTCTGCGATCCTTGTATGCTGAGTAAACGGATGGCCATAGTTTGACCCTCGTTCGTGCACCAATGCGGTTGCTTCTGCAAACAGCTGCTCAGTCTTTGTCATAATCAAATACCCGATTATGTCTAGCGTTAATCATTCTGCGATGCATGTCCCAGCCGTCTTTGCGACCACGCCAGTAATGAGTTTGTTTGCGATTTTCTACCATTCCCATAAAGCCAATGGTTGCAAAAAACAACAAAATACTGACATATACGAAGTTTTCGAATGTCATGTAGCCCTACTTTCTATGCACACAATTTGTGGCATGGCAATAGTGTGACATTTGTGTAGGACTTTGTGGATTATTTGTGGGCTATTTTAGATAACGATTTGATAACGTTTAGCCGTAATGCTTACCCAGGGCTACAAACGATCCATCCTTATTGACTGGTATAAGCGTAGGCGTAAGGTTCTTGCCCACAGTCTCTAAGATGGCAAAGCCCATCTGCCAATTTGCGGCGCTATAGCGGATATAAGAGGCTTTTCTGCGGTCCATGAGATTACCTACCTCAACCCCATATAAAGCCCTGTAATGCCCGTTTACGCCCTCTGAATAGGCACTCATGCCCAGCCTATGGCTATGCCCCGCCAAAACGGATTTGCCAAATTTCTTGGCTAAATTTAACGAGGTAATTCCAGCGTGCTGGCTCATATTACCTTCGTCGCCATGACATAACACCCAGTCAGGATAGAACTCATAAGCCTTACGATGATAGGTCATGCCCATCTCGGCAAAACCCATAAATGCTGGATATTGCAGCTCTGGTAGGTTTAATAATCCTGGTACTTTTAATAAAGTATTGTAAAGACGATCAGTATGATTACTGCGGATAATATGCATCTCTGAGCTGTACTCGCCGATATCCCAAAGAATTTCTTTACAGATTTCTCGATCCAAGTGTAAATCTTCTGAATAAGCCAAAGGTGTGCCCTCAGCCCATTTACTAATACTTTGGAAATCAAGCTCATCTCCTACTACCAATACCTCGTCAAACTTTTCTTTTCTTGCTAATTTGATAACATTTTTAACTGCTGCCTCATGATGATAAGGCACTTGTAGATCGCTGATAACTAAATATCGCTTAATCTTCTTCCTCATCTGGAGTTGGTATGCTGGGGATTATGCCGCCATCTCCGACTATCCAATCTGGCATGTGATCGCTGTCCATAAGATATAGAGCTACAGATTCACTAAAGCCAGCCCTTCGAGCAGCTTTAAATATCTCATGCTTGGCAATATAAAACTGATCCAATTTTGTCAATGGCTCAGGTGTTTGTCGCACCCTGCGCCGATTAACTTTCTTGCGTTTACGTGTAGTTGCCATAGTTATTATTGTCGCCTACTAAGGATAGTAAACAGCTCATCAACACGCTGTTCTAATCTAGTTAATTGATCTTTCATACTTGCGCCACCATTAGGACGTAATTCGTTCAACCAGCCTTTAACTAAAAAACGTAATCCTATAAAACCTGCGCTCAGCACGGCGCAAACGCCAGCGCCAAAGCCAGCCCATTCTGTCGGAGTCATTTTTTAGGAGTTGCATACCCGAATACACCTGCGAGTACTGCCCAAAGAATTGCCCTGTAATCAACATCAAAATTTGATGCTGCCCAAGCTGATAAGAATGCACCTAAAGTAAGTACATAAGGATTCTTGATATTCATATTTTTCCCCCTAGTAGTGGTATGTCAAACGCCTTGCCGTCTTTATCGCCTAACTTTGTAAAGCTAATATGGATGTGCTTTTTATGTGGGTTGATGCCTCGATACCTGCGCCACTTAAAGCTCATAATTTTTGATGCAATGAAACCATTGTGAATTACGTAAGAAATACGTTTATCGGTTTTAGCACAGATTCGGATTTGGTCAGCCAAATATATTGAGAGTTGCTCCGATGAATCCAGGCGAGAATCAATATCAATGGCTCGTACACATCCATCT